TGAAGCACTGATGAACGCACAACGCCAACAGGATTTGGGCTTGGCTGCACAGGCGACACAGGGTGGCATGGATTACGCGAAGTTCGGCGCGGGAATGGTCGGCACTGGTGGCGATCTGACGAAGGGAATGTATGCAGGACAAACCGCCGCATACGATCCGTACAAGACGGCTCTAGGAGGTGCTCAGACGCTTGAAGGACTTGGGCAACAGGCTTTGACTATGGGCATGGATTTAGGCCGTCAAACGTCGAATGCGGCAGCCGGAGGACTATTGGCGCAGGGCATGAACAGTGCGGCGCAAACGATGCAGCCGGCGAATGCGTACAGTCCGTGGGGTGCGATGCTGAGTGGGGCGGGGAATGCCGTAGCGAATTACACGAATCCTGCTGTCAATCAGCAGTACAAGTTTGATCCATTCACCGGGAGGCCGCTGTAATGGCTGACAATATCGTAGAAAGTCTATTCGGGCCGCAACCGTGGCAGATACAGCAGCAGCAGAATGCGAATCTTGGTGTAGCGGCTGACAAATACGCTTCGCAAGACCCGTTTCAGCGTGCGGCTGGACAGATGTTTCGTGGAGGCGGCATGTTGGGCGGAGTTGCTGCCGAGGGCATGGGCTATGTTAATCCCGCTGCCGAACAAGCCAAGTTGCGTGAGAGCGTAATGTCGACGGGCGGCGACCTGACGACTTCGGCTGGACTGAAAGCGAAGGCGGCACAATTCGCACAAGCTGGCGATCAGCAGACGGCGATGAAGTTGATTATGTTGGCAAAGCAACAGGAGGCAAAGGAGCAAGAGATGCTTATGGCTTCTCGCAAACAAGCTCTTGGCGAGAGAAAGCAGGAGTTCCAAGAGACTGAGGCGTTTGATCTGAAGAAAACAGAGGCAATGGAACGCTTGAGATTGCGCGAAAAAGAGATAGAAAGCCAAGCAGCCATTGCAAAACAACGTGGCGAAGATTTGAGCCAGTACCGTAATGCAATGATTGAGAACCGACAGGCAATGCTTGCGCTTGCTCAATCAAAACAACAGGGCGCTAGTGGGCTTGGTAAGCCGCCTGCCGGATACCGTTACACCGCTGATGGTAATTTGGAGCCAATTCCAGGTGGGCCGAAAGACATGACGGCCAAAAACAAGGCTATCTCAGATACAACTGAGATGAAATCGAAGCTCGTAATTCAGAAGGTTGACGAGGCGCTGAAAGAGACTGGATTCTTCTCTACCGGACTGACTGGTGAAGTTCTTGGGATGATTCCTGGAACTAAAGCTTACGATCTGGATGCGACTTTGGATACCATCAAGGCAAATCTCGGATTCAATGAATTGCAAGCGATGCGGCAGGCTTCGCCTACTGGCGGCGCGTTGGGGCAGGTTGCTGTGAGAGAACTTGAGATGCTTCAGGCAACAATTGCATCGCTGAAGAAAGGTCAGAGCCAAGCAAAACTCCGCAATGGCCTAAATCAAGTGAAAATGCACTACGGCAACTGGAAGAAGGCCGTCGACCAGTCTGCTGCTCAAGAAGGTGGTGCGCCTATTAGTGGCGGGAAGCCTACTGGTTCTGCTGTTGATGCCGCTTTGGAGAAGTACAAATAATGGCTGATCTTGCTCAAGTCGAAGCGGCCTTCCTGAAGGCTGATGCTGCCGGAGACACGGAAGCAGCCGGTGTGCTTGCTGAGGAAGTTCGCCGGCTACGCTCTGAAGTCGCCGTACCGTCAAAGCCGACTTTATCGCCCGAACAGATCGCAGAGCAAAAGCAACGTGCAACAAAGTCAATGATCCGCGCTGAACGTGGCACTGCAAGGAACATCGTTGGCGACATAGTTGCTGGTGCTGGTGCACTTGGCGGAAAGATTCTCGACATCCCGGCGAAGATGCTTGATGCTCCGTGGTTGCGTAGCGAGGCTAGCTTGGCCCAAGACGTAGCGGATAAGAGTAGCGGCGCTTATCTTGCTGGAGGATTACTTGACCCAATTGCACAAGCAGCAGGCTCAGGAGCATTTGCTGCCGCATCACGCGCACCGGCAATCCCGAAAGTCGCTGAAGCAACGTCAACGTACCTGAAGAATATTGCAGCCGGTGGCGCGACGGGGGCCGGTTTGTCTGCGGCCCAGGGTGGCGATGCAGCGGAAGGTGGATTGTTCGGCGCAGGTATTACTGCTGCTCTCGGAAGCCCTGCGCTGGCAAAAGTTGTATCGAATATGTCTGGTGCAGCAAGGAACGTTGGAAATTCGCTTTGGGCAACGCTATCCAAAGGAGGCCGCGCTTCCATCGGGCAAAAAATGGTTCTCGATCAACTTCAGCCAGCAGAAAAAGACGCTGTGCTGAAGATACTCAGTACCAAGGGGGTTGATGTTTCTGAGCTAGGACAACCACTGACTACTGCACAAACTCTTGGTCAGGCCCGCATTGGGCAGCAAGTAAAGGCTCCCGCAGGGGCGCGAGTTGCCGCACTTGAGAGTGAAATTTCCAAGATGCCTGGTGGAGAAAATCTGAATGCGATTGCTGCTGCACAGCAAGGGGCTTCCCGTGAAATGATGGGAACGCTATCTGGAGGAAGGAATGCTCCGATTGATCCGCTGATTGGTATGTCTGCTGATGATATAGCACTAGCGAAAGTTAAAGCAGCAAGAACAGCTACAGCACAGAAACTATACCCGCAAGGCGAAGTTTCTGGCGACCGTGCGCTTAACGAAATCATGGATCGTCCCGCTGTCACTCGCGCTCTTGGAATCGAAGAACGAAGCGCAGGGAATGTTCCAAGGGCCACGCAGATTGGCAAGGATGCTCCTGCAAAGACGGTGTATCAAGGTGTTTTCACTGATTGGCAGCAGACCCCGTACAAAGAGGACATGCCTGAACAGTTCGCTAAATACTCCATCAAGTCATTGCAGAATCAGTACCGATTGATGGAAAAGGAAGTCAACCGCCTGATGAAGTCTCCGGCATCTACGGACGAGACTCTAGGTTACGAACTACGAGAAGCGAAGAATGCGCTAGGCGCATGGCTGTCAGAGAAATCGCCTGAATGGGCGCAGGCAAACCGTATCTTTGCATTCCAGTCTGTTCCGGCGAATCAGATGAAAGTTGGAACCGCGCTGTCGCAGAAGATGGAGCAATCGCCAGAAGCCTTCTTGAAGGCGACTGAGGCTATTCCTGCTCAAGAGAGGTTGATCCGTCAGGCAACTGGAAGGCCGAACCAGCAATTGTCTGATATGTTTAATCTTGGACAGATGAGCAAGATTTCTGGGCTTCGTAATGCTTCACAGATTACTGGAGAAGTTCAGGAATTGCAGAAGTTGGCAAAAGCTAATCTCGGAGATGAACGGGCATTCCAACTGCCAAACTTGCTTAATGTTTGGGTTGCTGTGGCTAACAAACTTGCGCGAGAAACCGCAAAATCAACGGTTGATGATGTGACAAGAGAAGCCGCTAAAGTATTGGCTGACCCGGCTTTGTTGAGAGAATTGCTTTCAAAAGATGCGGCAAGACGTGCTGCTATTGCAAGGCCAATGTCTACAGCTAGGATGGCCCCGATTGTTGGTGGAGCAAGTAACATTCAAGGAATGATGTCAGGAGCAAACCAATAATGGCAACGTATTTGGAATGTGTTAACGAAGTCCTCTCCCGCCTACGCGAATCCAGCGTTGCCAGCGTCACAACGAGTGCTTACTCCACGCTGATTGGGCGCTACATCAACGATTCCCGCAGACAAGTGGAGGACGCATGGAACTGGGACGCTTTATCAACTACCATCACCATTCCAACGGTAGCCGGAACCAGCACCTACACAGTTACCGGATCAGGCATTCGGCAGCGGGATATTACGGTCAACGACACGACCAACAAGCTCACGCTTCGCAACGTCCCGATTCAGTGGATACTCGATCAGCAGCAGTTGAGCGCGGTGTCATCGAGCGTACCATGCTATTACGCATGGAATGGGACGGACGGGACGGACAGCAAAGTGGAGTTGTTCCCTACCCCGATGGCGGTCTATTCGCTCAAGTTCAACATGATTGTCCCGCAGACGACTCTGACGGCAGACGCCGACATCATCACAGTACCCTCTGAACCGGTCATAGCAGGCGCATACGCCCGCGCATTGGTTGAGAGGGGCGAAGATGGCGGGCTGACCTCTGGAGAGGCATACGGGCTGTATAAGTCGATTCTGAGCGACTATATCTCGCTGGAGAAGGAGCGGTTCATGGAATTCGACTGTTTCGAGGCTACCTAAGTGGCTGACCAGATCACCCCCTTCTCGATTTCAGCACCAGGCTTCAACGGCCTGAACCTATCGGATTCGCCTGTCGATCTGCCGGCATCGTTTGCTCTGGAGGCGAACAACTGCATTATCGACAAGTCGGGCAGGGTTGCATCGCGGAAGGGATGGACGCGAGCGAGTACGGCGAATACCGACTTATCCACAAGCAACATTACTTGCATCGGAGAACTGATCCAGAACGACGGAACGGCTACTACGCTATGTGCTGGCGGAGGATTCCTGTTCAAACTGAGCGGCACCACACTGGTTACGCTAACCTATGGTGGTGGTGGTGTAGCTCCAACGATAAGCGCAAACAACTGGAAATTCTGCCAACTGAACGGTGTGGCGATGTTTTGGCAACGTGGGTACGATCCGCTAATTTATGATCCTGCTGTATCGGCAACCACGTTTCGGCGTTTGAACGAGAAAGCAGGAACTGCTGGAACCGTGTATCAGTGCAACGAGGCGATCAGTGCCTACGGGCGGGTATGGGCGGCAGATATTTCGACCGACAAGCAGACTGTGGTGTTCAGTGACTTGCTTTCGCCGCATGTCTGGACGGGGGGGACATCAGGATCACTGAACGTCGGCCAGGTATGGCCATCCGGTGGCGACGAGATTGTTGCTCTTGCGGCACACAATAACTTCCTGTTCATCATGGGGCGATTCCAAATCCTGATCTACTCCGGTGCGGATACCCCTTCGACAATGAAATTGCAGGATTCGATTGTTGGCGTCGGATGCATCGCAAGGGACTCGGTACAGAATGCTGGTGAAGATGTTGTGTTCCTGTCGGATAGCGGCGTTCGTTCGTTGCTGCGAACAATTCAGGAGAAATCGGCTCCGATTCGCAAACTCAGCCAGAACGTGCAGGTAGATTTTATGGGCGCGGTTGATCTGGAGAATACAGAGAACATCAAGTCGGTGTACAGCGCGGCTAACAATTTCTACCTGATAACGCTTCCGGCGACGGCGAACACCTATTGTTTCGATATGCGCTCTATTCTGGAGAATGGCGCGGCGAGAACATCAATGTGGACGCTGGTTGCAAAGTCGTTCTACGAGACAAAAGATCGTGTTCTGTATATTGGGAATGCGGGATATCTTGGCGACCATACAGGGTACTACGACGATGCTTCCGTGTATCGGATGTCGTACTACACCACATGGATTGACTTCGGTAATCCTATCCAGACTTCGATTCTGAAAAGGGTACTTGTAACACTCATTGGGCTGTCGAATCAGACCGTAGTATTCAAGTGGGGCTATGACTACAATAGTGCACAGTATTCGCAGACTTCGACGCTTTCTGGCTTGTCGAATCAAGCCGAATATGGAACAGCCGAATATGGAATTTCTGAATACTCAGGGAATGTGGCGATCAACGTAATGTCAGTTCAAGGTAGCAGTTCAGGGCGCGTGCTACAGTTTGGTTTAGAGGCGCAAGTAGGCGGGTATCAGATAGCAATTCAGCGGATTGACTTGTTTACAAAGGATGGACGGCTATGAGTGACTACATCGTTATCACGGACTATGCGGCAAAGGATGCGCTGCTTACTGGCAATCCAGCCAAACTCGTCAAGGGTACTGAGATTAAGGCAGACTTTGATGCAGTCGCGGTCGCCGTTGCTACCAAGTACGATTCCACTGATCTTGGGGTTACGATACAGGCTTACGACGCTGATCTGACAACGTGGGCCGGCATTACTCCGGGCGCAAACGTAGGAACTGCATTGGCGGTGGCTGTTGGATCAGCAGGGGCTTTCGTTACGTTCAATGGTGCGCTCGGTACTCCGTCCTCTGGAACAGTTACCAACCTGACCGGAACTGCTTCTATTAACATCAACGGCACGGTCGGGGCGACGACTCCTGCATCTGTTGCTGCGACTACGCTCTCTGCAACCGGAGTAACAACCGTCCAAGCAGGCACAGCCCTTCTCCCCGCTATCATCCCGTCTGGCGATCCCAACACCGGCATCTGGTTCCCTGCTGCGGATACGGTCGCAGTGAGTACTGGCGGCGCGGAGAGGATGCGGATTGATAGCAGCGGTCAGATCGGAATTGGAGCTACCCCTACCAGAACCGCGCTTCTTATCAGCAAGCCTCTTACAGGATCTAGCACCACGGCAGAGGGGGTTAGAGTCGATGGCGAAATTCAGATTGGCATAACGTCAACAGCTCGTGGGTTTATATCTGGCCCAACGCAAATTGCGGGCGTGACTCTAGGCACATTGAATCACTTTGAGGCCGTCCCCGGAACATTTAACGGTACGGTAACAACCCAAACGGGTTTTGTAGCCCAATCAAGTCTCACAGGCGCCACCAACAACTACGGCTTCTACGGCAACATCGCCGCAGCAGCAAACCGCTGGAACTTCTATGCAGCCGGGACGGCAGATAACTACTTTGCCGGAAGTGTGGGGGTCGGAACAACCTCGCTGACCGATATTAAATTTGCCATCACTGCCACTCCAACCAGCACAACCAATGCTGAGTATGGGATTTACGCGCAGACCGCCGCACGGAACACTTCTGGCTCGCCTAGTAAATATGGGGCGCTGTACAGAGCTTACGCAGATACCGGATACGCTGGAACTGGAAACATCATCGCGGTGGCAGGGCAAGCCGATAACACGATAGTCACCACAGTGTCGGCGTGCCGTTCGTTCTATTCGACAATAAATAACACTGCGGCGGGAACAATCACGGTGGCGACACACTACACCGCGACCAACGCCACCAATAGCGGCGGCGGTACGATCACGGACCAGACCGGATTGGATGTTAATAACCTAACAGCGGGAGCGACTAATTACGGGCTGCGCCTTCGACTTACTTCAGGAGCTGCTAAGTGGAATATCTATGCTGACGGCAGCGCACAAAACGCTCTCCTCGGTCTAACCAGTCTCGGCAAAACAACTGCACCAACTGTTGCCTGCGACACGACTTCTTTCGGTTGTGGAATTGTCACTAACACAGGTGCGACTTACACCGTCCTTATCACAGACACCACGATCATCCAGACCACAGCGGCGAGCACCTACACGCTCCCAGCGGCAGCGAGTTTCACGGGACGCATTCTCAATCTAGTCACGCAGTTTGCGGGTACGGTTATATCAGCATCTAGCAACGTAGTGCCTATTGCAGGTGGCAGTGCAGGTACGGCTATTCTCGCAGCAACCGCAGGGAAATGGGCAAAGTTGCAGAGCAACGGCACAAGTTGGATCATCATCGCTTCAAACTAAGGAACCAACATGAATACCTACGAATACAAAGTAACTAACCTGATCCATGCCCCTGATGGCATTGTCGTTACCGCACAATTCCAGATCACCGCTTCAGACGGTGCGGACAGCTTCACCCACAACTACAGCTTCGGTTTCGCCAACAATCCGGTCACGCCGACTGCGTTCAACGCTCTAACAGAGGCCAAGGTCATTGAGTGGATCAAGCGAGATGCCGGTGCTGAGAACCAATTTGAGCAGTCTGCTGATGCGGAACTAGAAGCCTACAAGCTACGCAAGGTTCAGACGCTTCAGACTTCTGGGGTTCCTTGGTGAACCGCACCAACTTTGAACACGCCGGTTACGCCCTGCTGATGCAGTTGGTAATCGGGCTATCAACGGGCAACTGGTGGGCCGGTGCTGCATTTGGGTCGGCATTCTTTCTTGGGAGGGAACATGCACAAGCGCAGCGAACGTATCAACTTGGTGAATTTGCTGCTTTCGATCTTCGGCGGTGGAGTCTTGATGCTCGTCTTGATCTTGCTTTCCCCGTTGTTGCTGTTTGTCTGGTGGCTTTTGCCGTCGGACGATGGGTGGCGGTATGAATAAGCGCCTGCGCGGTGACGTGGCGGCGTACCTTTGCGAGAACTGGACGAATCCGTTCGATCCGGGTCACTGTTGATTTCGTAGCACAACGCATCTGCCGCAAAGACGGCGGGAAGGAATGAAGTATGGAATCGCAAGCAATCATCAACGTAGCTCTCGGACTTATCTCTTTCCTCGGGGGGTGGGTAGTGAAGAACCTTCAGGACTCCATGAAATCCTTACACCAATCTGACAAAGACTTAGCGTCCAAGGTGCAGTCGATTGAACTGCTCGTCGCGGGACAATACATCAGGCGGGAAGAGTTCAGCAAGGTGATGACGACATTGTTCGACAAGCTCGACAAGATCGACGCCAAGTTGGATCAGAAGGCCAACAAGTCGGACTGCCCGCATAGGGGCGCGCAGTGAGCCAGTCCCTCGGAGAGAAGCAACGGCGGTTTGGAAGGCTCGTTCCGCGCTTGCTCGACTACATCTTGTCAATGGGCTACGAATACACGCTTGGCGACGCCTTCCGTGATCCGAGAGTGCATGGCGCTATTGGCGTGAAGATGGGGTACGGGCACCCAAGTTCCGCTCACAAGAACAAACTGGCGATTGACATCAACCTTTTCAAGGATGGGGTATTCCTCGAAGCTACGGAAGACCATCGTATGATCGGTGAGTGGTGGGAACTGCAAGACCCAGATGCTCGATGGGGTGGAAGGTTCAGTGATGGGAATCACTACTCATTTGAGCATGGTGGCGTGAAATGACCATCCTCAAGCATCGCATCGACACGCTTCGGCTCAGGGCTGACGCGCCATTTCCCTCACAAGCAGAGGACGCTCAAGATGCAATACGTCAATGGCGGCATGAGCAGTTGGTTCGCAGACTTGACGGTGGTAATGGTAGTAGTGATCCCGATTATTGTGATGATCTTGATTTGCAGGGAGAGATAGAGTGAGCGACATTCTGAAATCGTTTCTGGGCGGAATCGCCCCAACTTTGGCGAGCGCCCTGCTCGGCCCTCTTGGTGGCGT